TTCCAGTTCGATAATAAAACGACTGAAAATTATGATAATTCAGTAAAAAAACTTTCTGCCGATCTTTCGTCCGTTTTTGATGCCATCGCTCGCTTTGATAAGGATGGCAGCGATAGGAACGCAGACATTCTTCAAGCTGTAATACGGCAGGCAGAAAAAGATGTTGTTGACATTAAAACCCAGACAGTTCAATTACAAGAGCTTTCTAAAATTGATCCTGCCGCCAGCATCTCTAAGGCTTCGAAGCTAGACATAAATGGCACAGAAAGCGCAAAAATTACTCGTTTGCGAGAAGAATTCAAAGAGACTCAAACAGCTTTAGAAAAAGCCAGAAAAGAGTATGAAAAAGACTGGAGTTCCGAAAACTTTGATAAGCTTAAAATCGCTATGGATAATTGCTCATCTGCTGCTAAAAGACTTACAACAGCAGTAAACACGGCCAATGACACCATGGCTGATAATAGCGTTAGAAGTAATGAGCGCCAGTTTGAGCAGATTAAGGACTTTTTGGCAAACTATCAGACGATGCTAACGGCTTTGCAGCGGAGCGCTGGCAATAAGGGGTTTAAGGATAATGGTATTTACCAGCAAACTGAAAGTGCTCTTAAAAAAATGGTTGAAGAAGCCGAAAAGGTTAAATCTGCGGCTGACGTTCCAACTTTTATTGCTGCGATGGCCAAGCAGTTTGAAAATGCCAAAACACCGATTGAAAGTGTCTCTGATGCGTTGAACGCTGTTAAAACAAAGATTGGCGAAACAAAGGCGGAAGCTGATAAGTTTAATGGCAACCTTAAATCTCAGCGTGATGTGAACACTTATATTAAGAGTGTTTCTAATTCTTTGTATACAGCACAGAGGTATTTGTCTAATAACTCTAAAATTACAACTGATCCTGCGATATATGCACGATATCTTGAGTATATTGAACGCTACCAGAAATTGCTGGAATCCGGGAAAATCACACAGCAAAACGGCCAGGAATATGCAAGCGAAGCATCCAAGGAATTTGCTGAACTGAAAAAGGCAGTGCAGGATGCTGGCCTTGAAACTGATACGCTGGCGATGAAGTTCAAAAAGCTGTTTGAGACAAATATCAAGAGTCAGTTTGCCAGCCAAGTAATTAACATGGTTCAGCAAGGATTACGACAGATTTACCAGAACGTGGTGAATATTGATTCTGCCATGACCGAGCTGAAAAAGGTTACAAACGAAACCGATAATACATACGATGCGTTTTTGGATGATGCCGGTACGCGAGCAAAGAACCTGGGTGCTTCTATCAGCGATATTGTAACGGCCAGTGCTGATTTTGCACGGTTAGGTTACAATTTGAAAGATTCCAAAGAATTGGCTGACGCGGCCGTCCTGTACCAACATGTGGGGGATGGAATTTCTAGTGTCAATGACGCCAGTGAATCTATCATTTCCACAATGAAAGCGTTTGGCGTTGAAGCAAAAGATGTAACCAGCATTGTTGATAAATTTAATGAGGTGGGTAAACAACATTGCCCCAAATTTACTATATCGGTTAAAGGGTGGAGGCACCCAAGACCGAGGAAAGATATGGAATTTAACGATAACTTCCTGTATGGCAATAGGGAGGTTATTTTTTTATGTGTACAAGAAATAACAAAGGTCAGTTTATTAAAGGAACAATCTCTAACAAACGAAAAGATTTAACCGGCAATCGCTACGGAAAATTGGTTGTACTTGAAATGATTTATAATTGCATTGGACCACAAGGAGGAAAGCCACGAGCACGATGCGTATGTAGGTGCGATTGTGGGAATATAATTACTACAACTGCTGATGCACTACTGCATAGTGGGAAAACTTCTTGTGGGTGCGATACAGCAAAACGCAGAATAAAAAGCTTACGAAAAGATCTTACTGGTAAGAAGTTTGGAAGATTAACCGTTCTTTCAATGGATTGGAACACCCGGCCTACAAAATGTTTGTGCAGGTGTGATTGCGGAAACGTTACAAGCGTTGCAAATGCAGATCTTGTAAATGGGCATACACAATCTTGTGGCTGCCTTCACAAAGAAAGAACTAGCGCTGCAAATACAAAAGATTTTACTAATACTGTAACGATGTATGGTGTTAAATTATTGCACCAGTATAAAAAGAACAACAAAGGGCAATGGTTATGGGAATGCGAATGCGGTATATGCGGTAATCATTTTGTTGAATTACCTGCACGAGTTTTAGATGGGCATGTTGCGTCTTGTGGTTGTGCAATAAAGTCATCGGGTGAACGACTCATTGAAAATATTCTTAAAAAGTATCATTACGACTATGAGATGCAGTATTCCTTTGACGATTGTAGAGATAAAAAAGTTTTACATTTTGATTTTGCAATAAAAAATAATGATGATGTCTTATTTCTTATTGAATATGATGGGCAACAACATTTTAAGGCTATTGATTTATGGGGTGGTGAAAAAGAATTAAACGCCATTCAAAAAAGAGACAGTATAAAAAATAATTATTGCAAACATAATAAAATTCCGTTGTTAAGATTGCCATACACTTTAACTGCGGAACAAGTTGAAGATAAAATCGTTAAATTCTATAAATCCCTAGAGACTGCAGGATATACTTGGCAACAGGTATGTTGAAGTAAATTCCGATAAGACATCGGTAATATACAGTCCGAACTCATGCTATAACCTAATACTTGAAACATGAGAGGTAGCCAGAAATGACTACCCGCCGTATTGTTTACGGTCAGTAACGGTTGATCCGTGAAAGTAACAGCTTGAATAATTATGCCATCTCCTCGGCTGGAGTTGGCAGTGCGCTACAGCGCTCGGCATCCGCCTTGCATACCGCAGGAAACACGTTGGATCAGAGTATTGGTATGATTGTGGCTGCCAATGATGTTGCGCAGGACCCGGAGTCGGTAGGTAACGCGCTAAAAGTATTGTCACTGCGCATCCGTGGCGCAAAGACCGATCTTGAACAGATGGGCGAAAGCACGGACGACGTTGCGGTGAGCACCTCCAAGCTGCGAGAACAGATTAAGGCATTGACCAATGTTGACGGCAAGGGCGGATTTGATATTTTAACCAAGAGCGGAGATTTTAAGTCAACCTATGAGATCATGGAAGGCATTGCCAACGTTTGGAAAAAGATGAACGATGTTGACAAAGCATCTCTGTTGGAACAGGTTGCTGGCAAGAACCGCGCTAACGTTGTTTCCGGTATGCTGGACAACTGGAAGGACGCACAGGATGCCGCCAAGACTGCCGCTGAATCTGCCGGCAGCGCCACAAAAGAAAACGAAACTTACCTTGATAGCATCAATGGTAAAATCTCGCAGTTCACAGCAGCATTTGAGAAGCTTTCTAAGGATGTGCTGGATAGCGATCTGATAAAATTCTTTATTGAATTAGCAACACATATTGCCAATCTTGCTGATGAAGCTGTGAAGCTTGTTGACAATTTTGGACTAATTCCAACTGCACTAACTGGTATTAGTACAGGGCTTGTAACGTCACTTATTAAGAACAAAGGCACCAGTGGTAAATTGTATGCCCGTTTACACAAGGGGAATAGTTGTGTAGGATGCAGGTGCCAAATAATTAAATACCCAAATTGCTGGGAAAGGCTAAGAGCCGCATAGCCATAGTGAGCCGGTAATGGAACACTATGGAGCCGAAAGGCAGAAACAAGTATGCGGATGCGGTATGCTGAGAGAAAAGCCGCCCCTACGGGGGGTGCTAACCCGCGTAAACAATGCTCAATCAGCAGCCGAGACACCGCGTGCAGGAATGTGCGCAGAAGAAGATGTGTGAACTTTGGTGTTTTGGTTCATCGACTGTATGGGTAGCCCTATTCCATGGTGAAAACCAGACGGGAAGAAAGACAGTCAGAACATTACGGGAAAGCCGTAAGAAGGTTATAAAAGATTTACGAAGGTGGTTTTTGAGGAGATGAGTTGAAAGTGAAGTGGTTGAATGGTATAATTGATAAGGTCAAAAAATCACTGGCTGTTAAGCGTAATATTCATTGGATTAAAAAACATAAAAATGAATTGCGCGAAAAATATGGTGGCAAATCTATTATTGTATATAATCAAAAAGTTATTGCCGCAGAAGCCGATCATCGTAATATTCCAATGGAGAAATGCACCATACAAGGTTCAGTGTGGTATGAAGTGCCTAATATGAAGCTAAACTTTGAACAGCATATCATTGATATAAAATACGAGAGGTAATTAAAATAATGGCTGGGTTTACCATCAATTACACAATAGGTGATACTAAATTTTTATGGGTAATAATCAGTACACCATATAATGATGGAACTGGCCGTATTTGGCGTGGTAATGGGATTTTAGATACTGGTTCTTCGTCTAGTGCCATATCTGAACGTTTAGCCAGAGAGCTAAAGTTGGCCTCTATGGGGTTAAAAACATATCATGGTGTTAGTGGCAAAGACTGCGGGGATGTATATAATACGACATTAGAAATATGCGAGACTATTCCAGTTACAAGTATTCAACTAGGAACATTCCATGATCCAGAAGAAAATTTCGATTTCTTAATTGGATTAGACATCATTAAATGTTGTAACCTTAGTCTACATTCTCATGACGGAATTATAACACTGCGGATGGAGTGGCCA